GTAGGCTGAACTTCTATCCTAAACTGTAGTTTATGGGTAAGATGCAAGTATTTATAGATAATCCCTAGGGGGACAGAGGGGGACCCACACAAGATGAGCGGGAGTTTAATAAACTATCACTTACAGACCAGAGTAAATTTCGAGTTTATTTAATTATTTAATAGAACTATGTTACAATCATCGTATTTTTCAATAGTAGAAAGTAGACAGAATCGAATTTATCAGGTACAATCGGTTTCACTACTTAAGTGAACATAAAAACACTTCTGTAACGGGGATGATTATTTTGAGAAGTTATTACCTAGAAAACTTTTACTAGGGGCCAACTAAACAAAAACTAATTCCCATTAAAGAAAAGTCTTATATAACCTAAGTATCTTATAAGTTTAGCCTACTAAGGAGTAGATAACTAAATGACAGACAGAAGAAAATTCAATAAAGGTAATCCTATACTTAAGAAGGGTGTTGTGTTGAACCCTAAGGGTAGACCTAAAGGTTCAGTTAACAAATACACTCAGTTGGCTAGAGAACTCTTAAGCTCTAGAGGTGAAGAGATTGTTGAGGTGGTTATAGAAAAAGCATTAAAAGGTGATGTTCATTGCCTTAAGATGTGTATGGATAGAATTGTTCCACCACAAAAGGCAGTTGAAATTAAACACACTAGAGATGATGGTGGTTTAGTTATCAATGTTGGAACTGCTGAGCAGATAGAAGAGATGGCTGCAACTAAGAAGCTGAAGGATGTTGACACTAAATCTGATGATGAAGTTGTTGCAGAAATAATAGAAGACAATGCCACAAATTAATGTAGAGCTACATCCTGCTCAAATCAATATATTTAATTCAGAAGCTAGATTTAAGGTAGTTGCTGCTGGTCGTAGATTTGGTAAATCTAGATTGGCTGCCTGGATATTATTGATTAATGCGCTGCAATCTGATTCTAAAGATGTCTTTTATATTGGTCCTACATTCCAACAAGCAAAAGACATTATGTGGGATATGTTAAAAGATTTAGGCAAAGATGTAATTGCTGATGCTTATGAAAATACTGCAAGATTAACTTTAACAAACGGAAGAAAAATCTTTTTGAAAGGGTCGGACAGACCAGATACTCTTCGTGGTGTTGGTCTTGCTTATGTGGTATTAGACGAATATGCGTCTATGAAACCCAATGTGTGGGAACAAATCATTAGACCTACACTTGCGGATGTACAAGGTGGTGCTTTGTTTATCGGAACACCAGCAGGAAAAAATCATTTTTATGACTTATATATGGAGGCAAAAAAAGATGAAGAAAATGAATGGGAAGCTTTTTCTTACAACTCTACAGACAACCCTTATATTCCAGAAAGCGAAATTGAAGCTGCTCGTAAATCAATGTCGGCGATGGCTTTCAGGCAAGAGTTTGAAGCAAGTTTTGAAACATTTACTGGAGGTATCTTTGAAGAAGCATGGTTTTCAACTGGAAGTGAACCTGATGATGGGAATTATGTTATTGCTGTTGACCCTGCTGGTTTTGAGTCTGTAGAAAAAGAACGAGGACTTAAAGGTTCTAAGCTAGATGAAACTGCAATAGCAGTTGTAAAAATAGATAGAGATAAGTGGTGGGTTAAAGATATACTACATGGTAGATGGACTATAAAGGAAACCGCTACAAAGATTTTAAAAGCAGCCGAGATGAGCGAAGCAACTACAGTCGGTATCGAAACAGGTTCTTTAAAAAACGCTATCATGCCATATTTACAGGACGAAATGCGTACCAATAACAGATTTGTTCATATCGATGAGTTACGCCATGGCGGTAAGAAAAAAACTGAAAGGATTACTTGGTCACTCCAAGGTAGAATGGAGCATGGCCAAATAGTCTTTAACGAAGATAAAGACTGGCGGCATTTTATTTCACAAATGCTAGACTTTCCAAATCATCTTGCACACGATGATTTATTAGATGCTTTGGCATATATTGACCAAGTATCTATCGCTGATTTTGCCCATACAATCGATTATGA